GCATTAGACGAAGGTAAACGAATGCTTGAGGAAAAGTACGGACCTATCAACGTGGATCTTACAACAGGTGCATATACTCTTATAGAAAAAGAGCCTGAGTTAGAAACTGTGTAGGTCATGAATATTATAAGAAAGATAAGTATCGGGGCTGACTATAAGAACGAAGCAATGCATTACTCTGTTAATCAGAAAGTTTACGGCGGCCACGAAATTTCTAATATATTATTCGAAGAAGCGGATAACTCTTATAACATATACATAACAAAGAACAGCGAGAATATGCCATGGAAGAAATTCAATTCTAACATGGCTATCTCAGTTGAGTATGATTTAGAGTACTAATGAGGAGCATATACGATTTTATCGTTGAACCTCTCGGCGAAAAATATATTAATACAGTAAAGGTTGGTGAAGTGGACCTAATAACTAACACTTCCTTAGAAAGTTGGAAACACGTAAATAAATTTGCAAGAGTCTTAGAGACTCCGGTAGGCATTCACACACCTATAAAAAAAGGTGATACTATAGCCGTGCATCAAAACGTGTTTCGTACTTTTTATGATATGAAGGGATTAAAGAAGAGTTCACGCTCATTCTTAGAAGATAATAAATATTTATGTGCAGTAGATCAAATATATTTGTATAAAAAGCACGGACCTTGGAAAGCATTAGGTGATAGATGTTTTGTAGCTCCAATTGTTAATAAAGACGATTTTAGCTCAGAGAAAACAGAAAGCCTTGTTGGAATACTCAAAATAGATAATAGCTCCTTAAACGAGCTTAAAATGAGTGTAGGCGATATAGTAGGATTCACACCTAACAGCGAATGGGAATTTGCTGTAGATAATCAGCTAATGTATTGCATGAGGACAAAAGACATTGTAATTAAATATGAGCACAAACAAAACCAAGAAGAGTATAATAGAAGCTGGGCGAGCAGCTGTTGAAGAACTAATTAAGGTAGCAAAAGAAAAGATCGTTGACTCTGGCGAGGATATCACCGCAGACAGACTTAAGAATGCTGCCGCTACAAAAAAGCTAGCAATCTTTGATGCATTTGAGATTCTATCAAGAATCGATGAGGAAGAGAACTTATTAGATCTAGAAGCTAAAGGTCCAAGTAAAAAGCAATTCAAAGGTTTTGCAGAGGGGAGATCTAAATAATGGCATACGAACAAACATTATATAGAGTAGTCGAAGACTACATCAAACCTAATACCATAAAAAAGAAAAACCGATACGCCAAATGGGAGTACGGTTATGACGCTGATCACGATGTTGTTGTAATAAGCAAGACAGGTAAGATCGGTGAAATATATGAGATTGGTGACTTAATGATTGCGTTACCTAAAAAAGAAGACGTTAAAGACTTAGGAGATAGCAGATGGCAACCAGCTGAATATCCTAACGAGCTTAAGAAGATTAAGAGCGTAACTGAATGGAACGCTTATCCTAATACATTTAAAGAACAATGGCATCCATATATAGATGAAGAGTTTACTAGACGCGATGAAGGGTTTTGGTTCCTTAATAAGGACAAGCCTACTTATATTACTGGTACTCATTACATGTACTTGCAGTGGAGTAAGATCGACGTTGGTCTTCCCGACTTTAGAGAATCGAATAGATTATTCTACATATTTTGGGAGGCATGTAAAGCGGACAAAAGATCGTACGGTATTTGTTACCTTAAGAATAGAAGATCTGGATTCTCGTTCATGTCGTCGGGAGAAACAGTTAATGAAGCTACGATCTCGTCAGATGCGCGATTCGGTATATTATCCAAGTCCGGTGCAGATGCGAAAAAGATGTTCACGGATAAAGTTGTTCCTATATCGGTAAACTATCCATTCTTCTTTAAACCAATACAGGACGGTATGGATCGTCCGAAAACAGAATTAGCTTATAGAGTACCTGCTTCAAAGTTCACACGTAAAAGCGTAAGTGAGATATCTACAGAAGCAGAACTTGATGGGTTAGATACAACCATTGACTGGAAGAACACAGGTGATAACAGTTATGATGGTGAAAAATTAAAACTATTGGTTCATGATGAATCAGGTAAATGGGAGAAGCCTTCCAATATACTTAATAACTGGAGGGTTACAAAAACCTGTTTACGATTAGGTAGTAGAGTTGTAGGTAAGTGTATGATGGGATCAACATCAAACGCTTTAGACAAAGGAGGAGCAAACTTTAAAAAATTATATGATGGATCAGATGTTCAGGCTAGAAACAAGAACGGTCAAACTAAAACGGGGTTATACAAACTTTTTATTCCTATGGAATGGAATTATGAGGGTTTTATTGATCAGTACGGTCATCCTGTATTTGATAGTCCAAAAAAAGAAACGTTGGATCCTCAAGGTGATATCATCACTGAAGGAGTTATACAACACTGGGAGAATGAAGTTGAAGGATTAAAAGATGATCCAGATGCATTGAATGAATATTATAGACAGTTTCCACGTACTACGCAACATGCGTTTAGAGATGAAGCAAAACAATCTATATTCAATCTAACAAAAATATATCAGCAAATTGATTTCAACGAAGAGTTGAACAATAAGCACATGGTAACCACAGGAAGCTTTCAGTGGGAAGGTGGAGTTAAAGATACAAGAGTTATCTTCTATCCAAATAAGAACGGTAGGTTTAAAGTATCGTGGGTACCAGATCAAAATATACAGAACAACGTAATATTAAGAAGCGGTAACAAATATCCAGGAAATGAACACATGGGAGCTTTTGGATGTGATAGTTACGACATTAGTGGTACTGTTGGTGGCGGTGGAAGTAACGGAGCATTATCTGGATTGACTAAGTTTTCAATGAGTGATGCACCACCAAACCATTTCTTTCTTGAATATATTGCAAGACCTTCAACAGCAGAGATGTTTTTTGAAGATGTATTAATGGCTATTGTATTTTATGGTATGCCAATATTATGTGAGAATAACAAACCTAGATTGCTTTATTATTTAAAGCGTCGTGGTTATAGAGGCTATTCGATGAATAGACCTGACAAACATATAAATAAATTATCTGTAGCTGAACGAGAAGTTGGTGGTATACCGAATTCAAGTGAAGATATAAAGCAAGCACACGCTGCTGCAATTGAAACTTATATAGAAGATTTTGTAGGTGAAAAAGAAGATGGATATGGAGATATGTATTTTCAACGTACGCTTGAGGATTGGGCTAAATTTGATATATCGAACAGAACAAAGTACGATGCATCTATTAGCTCAGGATTAGCACTTATGGCTTGTAACAAACACCGATACAGACCTAACAATGAAGTAAAGAAAAAGTCATACGACTTAGGGTTTAAAAAATACAATAACAAAGGAGGATTCTCCAAAATAATTAAGTAGATGAATATAAGCACAGGTTATAATAGCTCTTTCCCAAATCAGGTGGTACCAGATGAAGAGAAAGCAACTATTGAATATGGTTTACAGGTTTCTAGAGCTATCGAGCAGGAATGGTTTTCATTCGGAGGTAGTACATCAAATAGATTCAATTTAAACTACAAGACGTTTAATACGTTAAGATTATATGCTAGAGGTGAACAGCCTATGGATAAATATAAGAATGAACTTGCTGTTAATGGCGATTTATCTTATATGAATATAGATTGGACACCAGTACCTGTACTGACTAAGTTCTCTAATATTGTATGTAACGGTATATCTCAGAAAGAGTATGACCTTAATGCTTACGCTCAAGATCCAGAATCTATAGCTAAAAAAACTAAACAGCAGGAAGACATATTGTATGATATGAAGATGCAGCAAGATATCGCTGTAGCTCAGCAAGTGTTTGGTAAAGACATATCAAGATCTGGTATGGATAAAGAAAGTTTACCTGATACAACAGAGGAGCTTGATTTATTTTTACAGTTAAAACCTAAGATGGCTATCGAGATAGCTGAAGAGGAAGCTATAAACACCGTATTCGCAGCAAACAAGTTTGACAATATAAAAGAACGTGTTGATCAAGATCTAGTTAATATAGGTGTAGGTATAACTAAAACATCGTTTAATAAGTCACAAGGTTTAGTTCTTGACTATGTAGATCCTGCAAGATGTGTATGGTCGTATACAGAAGATCCTTACTTTGATGATTTATACTACTTCGGAGAAGTAAAACAAATAACACTATCAGAACTTAAAAAGGAATTTCCTAGCATAAGTGATGAAGAGTTAGAAAGAATACAGAACAGCCCAATCAACGGATCAAACGTTACAGGGTTCATGAATAACGACAGAGACACGGTTCAAGTATTATACTTTGAGTATAAGACTTTTATGAATCAAGTGTTTAAGATTAAACAAACAGATACAGGATTAGAGAAAGCTATTGAGAAGACGGATCAGTTCAATCCTCCACCAAATGATAACTTCGAAAGAGTATCTAGAACAATAGAAGTATTGTATCAAGGTGCTAAGGTAATGAACTCTGATATCATGCTTAAATGGGAGCTAGCAGAGAATATGTCACGACCTTCAGCTGATACAAAAAAGTTGT